GGGGCCGTCTTCAAAAGCCTCTGGCTGCTCCAGCAGCGCCAGGCTGGTGGCCCCCAGCGAGAATGTTCCGTAGGCGGGCAGGAAGGCATCACCCCCTAGGCGAGCCTTCTCGTTCTGGCGGAGCACCACCGCCAACTGCTGCGCCGCGTCGAGCAGCGTGAAGTTGACTTTCACCCATGCCCCCGTTGTCTCGCCCGCTGGGGCCCCGGTGAACCAACACCCCAGGCCAGTGACGCTGCGGCCATGGGCGGCACAAGTGAGCGACACGGTGGCCCCTACTGCTCGGCTGGTGATGGTGGGCGCCTCCAGGATCTTGGCCGCCTGCCAGGCATCAAAAATGCTGCAGCACGTCACCCACTGCGCTGGCGTGCAAAGCCCCGCCACGGTGAAGCGCCGCGCCGTCAGGCCCTGCTCAGTTTCCGCTTCGGCATAACCGATCGGCTGCGCCTGCAGGTAGCGCAGTGTCAGGGTCGATGCGCCGTAGGTGAGTTGAATGCTCATCAGGTCACCCTCAACGAATCCGCGCCATGGTCTGCGCCAGCTTCAGGCCGGATCCATCGCCTCGCACATTGACCCCCACATTCCACGCTTTACGCCTCAGCTCAGCTACCTCCTGACTCAGGCTTCCAACCGCCGCCGCCAGATGGGCCATTGCCGGATCGGGCCCCATCCGCATCACGCCAGCGCCACCACCCAGGGCCCCGGATTCCTTGAGTCGGCTTGTCACTGCAGCAGGGATGACCGTGCCCTTCGATGGCGCCATCCAGAGGCTGTTTGCGGGTCGATTGATCAAGCTCAGCGCCCCCGATGCCGACAGGAACGACTCCTGTCCCAGGCTCATGCCACTCGGGCCGTCATTGATTCGGTAGGTCTGGCCGGCGTCTACCGGGCCACCGGTGAACCGCGCATCAGGCAGCCCGGATGCTGCCGCCAGGGCGTTGTAAAACGATTGGGCAGCATCTGCGGCGTTGTTCATGTTTGTGGCCAGCCCCGCCGCTTGCGTCCTGGCTGCGCCAGTGACCTTTGCTGCAGTACCCATGTAAGCTCGGATGTTGTTCGCAGCGGGCGACGCATCCTTGCCCAGGGTCTTCCCTATCTCGAAATAGCCATTTCCCGTGTCGCGCACCTGAAGTCCTATGGACTTGGCTAAATCCGCGAACGCGCCCTGCTGTGACAATGGAACCTTAAGTGAATTGCCATAGGTCTTGAACTGGTCTGCGGTATTCTTGGCCGCCTTGAAGGTGCCATCAGCGGCAAGCGCTAGACCCTTGGATGCAGCTTCAGCCTTAAGCTGGTTTTGCGCTGCTTCGCCATTGGCGGCAGCGATCTGAGCCTCAATTGGCTGGGTTTTGGCCAGGATCTGCAGTTTAGAGTCAGCGCTTTGAAGGCCAAGTTCGGCAATCTGAACCCCTAGCTCCGCCTGTACTATGGCTTCTTTGTTGCCTGCCAACTCAGCGGACTGCAGCTTCAGCCTTGCTTTGTCTACCTCCAGCCTTGCGTTATTTGATGCTAGGTCAGCTTCTAGCGCTGCTCCTTCCTGCTGTAGAGCTAGTAGACTGCGTTGCAGGTTTTGCTGCTCAAGCAATGCCTTGTACTTAAAGTCAAGGGCAGCCCTGTCAATTGCATCGGCTTGACGCCTGATTGCATCAAGCTCTTGCTCGCTTGCGCCGCGTTTTTGCGCCTCCTGCAGCTCGTAGTCGTTACGACTGCGGATAATGCTAAAGCGGGATTCTTCTAAACCTATCAGCGCTTGCCCAAGACTTAGGCTGGACTGCTGAACTTCTGCGCGACCGGCAATTTCGGCCTGAAGTGTCCTGCCAACTGCTTCCGCTAACTGAGCTTGACTTGCTAATTCTTTGACCTTTTCTTCGTTCTGCTTTTTCGCAATCGCGAGTCGCTGAGATTCGGCAGCGACGGCAGCATTAGTTTCGCCTAGTATGTCGCGCTGTTTACTGGCAAAATCTTTGGCTAGGTCGCCAATTTGTAGTTGTATTTGACTAAATCGCTTGCCTCCTAAGTTTAGCTCACCAAACCAATCGCGACTGGCCCCAGTGTTTGCGATGGCGTTGCTTAGCAGGTTCTTGGCTTGCTGGTCGCTAAGTCCGTATTCCTTGGTGATGTTTTTTAGGATGCCAACAAGCTGGGTTGCTTCATCGGCAGTTACACCAAACGACTGACGTAAGTCTCTTGCTGATACGTCAACCTTTAACCCTTCCAACGCCCCGGCTAGCTTTACTACCTGTTCCGTAACCGTTGGCAGTAAGCTCGTACCGAAGCTGTCCTGCAGATCCTGCCAGGCGTTTTGGAGTTTAGCAAAGTTTTGTGCTGCGGTAAGTGTTCCGCCAGCATTAGCAGTCAGATCATTTAATCCTTTGGTGATCGCTGGGAAGAACTCAGCCGATGTGAGCTTGCCAGTTTCCACTAGCTTAATCAGCGCTTGCTGGCTAATACCTAGACCATTGGCGGTCGCAGCTAGAGCGATTGGCAGCCTTTCCCCAAGCTGTTGACGCAGCTCTTCCATGGAAACCACGCCTTTTGAGGCAATTTGCTGAAGCGCCAAAAAGGTCCCGCTGATTCCATCATTGGTCAACCCCAATACTTGGCCGGCCTTTGCTACCGATGCAAACAGATCTTTCTGCTGCTTTAGCGGCACGCCGGAAGCCGTTGCTGCTGCGGTAAAACTGCCGAAAGTGCTAGACAGGCTTCTGTAAGACAACCCCAACGTATCGGCGGTTTCACGAGCGAAGCTGAGAGCCCCAGCAGCCCCCTGGGCGCCAAGGGTGGCGGATAGCTTGCGGGTGGTTGTTTCAAGCTCTGCCGCTCCCTGAATGGATGCCTTCAGGAACCCAACCACCGAATAGGTAACCCCAACAAAGCCCAGTGCGTTTAAGGCATTGCCAAGAACGCCAACCGCTACGCTAGTTTTGCCAAGAGCTTGATCAACCTGCAGTTGTGTGCGTGCAATTTCCGACTGTGTTTCCTTAAACGCCCGCGATCCGATTGCTGTTTTATCTAACGACTGGTTTAGTTCTGACAAGCGATTGCGTAGCCCGCTAATTGTTTGCTCTTTACCGCTGAATCCATTTAACGCATTATTGATTTCTCTTTGTGTTGCCGCGATTCCTTTTTGTGCCGCGACAAACTCCCTGGAACCAATCTCTGCTTTTTGCAAAGCGCTATTATACTGGGCTAGTTTATTGTTTAACCCTTCAATGCTGTTTTGACTGCCAGTAAACCCTTTTAGTGCCGCATTGAGCCTGTCTTGAGTTTGAGCAATTTCTTTTTGTGCCGCCACAAACTCTTTAGAGCTAATCTCAGCTTTTTGCAATACTCCGTTAAGCTCGGTTAGTTTATTGTTTAATCCTTCAATACTATTTTGGTTTCCGCTGAATCCTTTTAGCGCCGCGTTTAACCTCTCCTGGGTTTGAGTAATTTCCTTTTGTGTTGCGACAAATTCTTTCGACCCAATCACGCTTTGGCCCAGGGTTTCATTGAGGGCCGATATTTTGCCGCGCAACCCGTTGATCGTGTTTTCGCTTGCGCTAAATCCTTTCAATGCATCATTTACTTGCTTTTGCGTTGCTGCAATTCCCCTTTGTGCCGCCACAAAGTCCTTGGAGCCAATTTCAGCTTTTTGCAGTATGCTATTGTACTCTGCCAGCCTGTTGTTTAACCCTATAAGGCTGTTTTGGTTGCCGCCAAATCCCTTTAGCGCTGCGTTTAACTTGTCTTGAGTTTGGGCGATTTCTTTTTGCGCTGCTACAAACTCTTTAGAGCCAATTACGCTTTGGCCTAGGGTTTCGTTCAGCGCCGCCATCTTGTTACGCAGCCCGTTAATAGTCGCCTCCCCTGCGGCAACTCCCTTTAACGCATTGTTGATTTCCTGCTGTGTTTGGGCGATTTCTTTTTGCGCAGCCGCAAACTCTTTTGATCCGATAGCCGCTTTGCTTAGGGACTGGGTTAACTCATTCAGTCGGCCACGCAGCCCTTCGATCGTCTGGTCACTGCCGGCAAAACCTTGCTTGAACTGCTCCCCCGCCTGCTTTCCCGCCTGCCCAATCTGCCGCGAGGCATCAAGCACGCCCTTCACATCGGCGGTAACTCTGACGACCCATTCATTCCCTGCCATATCAGGTCCCCGGCGTTACGACGTACTGGGTGGGGTTGGTCCAGGCGATGGCGTACTGATCGAGCACCCCCAGCCCCTCGCCTGCGGGATCCCCGCCGATCGGCACCGCACGGCAACCGGGCAGGAGGGCGATGATCCGCTGCGCCAGTGCCTGCAGGACCGTCATCCCGCCAGCCGGCGACCATTCGGACACGTAGAGGCGAAACTGTGGGTTCAGACCCGTCTCGCCGGTCGCGTAGGTCTCGGTGCTGTAGTCGGGGTTGGCCATGATCACCACTTCCAGGCCCGCCACTACCACCCCTTCAGGGAGCTTCTCATTGCGCCGGACCACTGCGATGGCAGGGATGGCGGTGCCGCTGCGGGGGGTGTAGGTCCCCAGTGCTGGGGCCACCACGGCATCGGCCGCCAGTAGGTCGTATAGCTCCTGTGCAGTGGTGGGCAGGGTCATGCTGCAGCTTTCCCGACAGGCTGG